CCCTTGCAGTAGGAGAAATTCTGACCTCCTATGGCTTCCGTGTTCTCTATTCACGGACAGATGATATCTATGAATCACCTTATCGGAAGGCTCAGGAAGGCAATCTTTCGGGAGCAGATATTTTTATTTCCATTCATCGTGATTCCAGTCCTATTCCTAACAGTTACAGCGGTGTGGAAAGTCTGGTCTACAATAACTGGCTTCCAGCCGGCACCATTGCAGCCAATATTAATCACCGGCTGGAACTTATCGGGTACAAAAATCTTGGTGTTAATCCCAGACCAAATCTGGTGGTTCTGCGGGACACAGAAATGCCCGCAGTCCTTGTCGAAGTCGGTTTTATCAACACTGACAGTGATAATATTTTATTTGACAGTCAGTTCGATGCAACCGCACAGGCAATCGCAGACGGAATTGCTGATACATTGCGGAGCTGGTAAATTACCAGCTCCATCCTTGATTTCTTCATGGAGCAGAATTGTACGTTATCTTTGCCCCAATGATCTGTCCGTCTCCCAGCCCGCATCCTGTCTTCCAGCCATAATGAGTTCCCTCCTCTTTTCCGCAGACCACTACCAGATGAGTGCCGCTTGTTTCTCCTTTATGATGCTTTCCGTCATTGATATGTACATATTCTCCTTTTACCCAGGAACCGCTTGTACAGTAACTGTGCTTGTACTCGTAAGGACAGTGTATATAATCATCAACCAGATAATTTCCCTGAGACACACAGCCTCCATTGGTATAATTACAGGTCACATAACAGCTTCCCACATGCTGATGGACATCCTCAACAGTGTAACATCCGCCTCCGTTCTGTGCATCGCCAGTATGATAATGATACTCATATTCGATATTTCCAGGAATCTGCGTTTCACCCAATACGATTTCCTGTGGAACCGCAATGATCGCGTCATAGATCTGACTGAAAGAAGCGTCCTCGTCAATCGTGACGTTCTTAGTGAGCAATGCGGACGCAAGCAGTGCCTTGCCATTACTCACAGATTGAAAAACCGACTTCAGATCATTCTGAATCCCTGCCATATTCTGACTCATTCCAGTCTCCATTTCTGAAATACGCTGAAGGATGGCTTCCTTATTTCCGGTCATATTACCTGTAATATTTGTGATACTGGTATCCAGGCTGTCTTCCATCACTGATATTTTCTGCACCATCTCTTCCTTGCTGCCCTCAATATCCTGATGAATGGTGGATATATTTATTTCCAGTACATCTCCCAAAGAATCTAATGCCGCACTAAAATCTGCTGTCTGAGTCTGCAGGGAACTTATCAGATTTTGATAATTTTCTTCATTTTTCTGTTCAAAGGAATTGTCCATAGATCCCAGGCGTGTTAACAGTTCCGCGTGATTCTCATCTTCCGATTTATGAAGTGCTGCAATCAAAATCTTCAATTCTTCATGGGCATTATCCACCTGAGAATTGATTCCAGCAACATCTGTGTTGATCTGTTCGAATCTCTCCACAATTTCTTCCATATGTGCGGTATCCTGTTCAGCCATTTCATACAGCATGTTCTGGATATCTTTCTGACTTTGATTAATATCTGAATGAATATTGCCAAGAAGTGTGTTCAGTTCACTCATATGTTCATCCACGTTCTGTGTCAGCTGGGAATCCTTTATCGCCATATCACTTTTCATTTCAGCCAAAGCTGTCATCAGAGTTTCCTGGGATGCCAGCTGTTCTCTTGTGATGTTCTCGTGAATTTTTTCAAGATCATCAGCCAATGCTGTACTGTCCGCACTGCTCTCTTTCTTCAATGCGGCGATCTCCTCCTTCAGGCTGTCTTTCACCGAAGAAAGTCCATTCTGAACAGATGTCTGAAGTTTATTTACTTTTTCCTTTACAGTTTCATATCTGGCGCCGTTATTTGCATCTGTATTCTTCAGATAATCCTCCACCGCCTTCTGTGTTCCTGAAATATCTGTCTGCAGTTTCTCCAGTTCTTCTTTGATTCCTGTAAATTCCGTTTTGGATAAATTCTGTCCGATTTCATAACTGCCTGCATAGGAATTGAATTTCCCCTGCAGCTCTGTCACCAGTTTTTCTATATGAAAAAGATACTCCTGCATTGCTGCATCATTGTCGCTTTGTACACCAGATAATTCTAACAAATCTTTCTGATTCTGCTGAATCGACTGATCAAGTGTATTCAGATATTCCTGCATCGATATCAGATCTTTCTCCATTTGCCCCATCAAGGCACTAGCTTCTTCAAAAGAATAACCCATTTCTTGAAGCTGTGGTCCATATTGTTGCATATTGGTCATAAGCTCATCAAAGCCCATACCAGTTGATTGAGAAACCTTAAAGATGTAATCCATCTTATCGCCCATATCCTTCGAATCAATACCCCATTGTTGCATTGCTTTTGAAGAACCTTCGATAGTAGTTTCTAAATCTGTTTCAAGCATCGAACTTACTTGAAGCGCTTTCTTTGACATATCAGCTAACTCATCACCAGTCAAACCTAAACGAGTATTATAATCAGCAATAGCTTTTGCTGAATCTTCCATTGATGCTGGGATGCTTGTGTAAACATCCTTCATAGTATCTTGTAAAGCTACTAAGTCGTCACCAGTTGCACCAGTTCCAATCCTGATAGCATCATAAGCGCTGTCGAACTCGCTGCCTAAATCATATAATGCTTTCCCCATATCAACAGCTGCTTTAATAGCAATGGCTGTTCCACCTACAAAAGCTGCACCAATACCTACTGCTTTAAGGTTAAGTCCTTTCAAAGACTTTTGAGCGCTATTAATAGTTTTTGCTAAACTCGGGTCTATTGCACCAGCTAATTCGACCGTAGCTTTTAATACTTTACCATCTGCCATGTTTTGACCTCATTTGCTTAATCTCATTTTGCATTTGTTCATGCAGTTTGTTTTCTACATCAATTTCTTGATTCATTGCTTTGATTTCAATTAGGAAATCTGCCATCGACATTTTTTCTACTTCGAGTTTTGAGCAATTGTATCTTCTTGAATAGGCGCTGACTGCTCTTCTGAGGTTGTCGATTCGTCCACAGAAGAGTCCTCTCTGAAAAAACTTCTACCAATTTTCATAATTTTATAAGTATCTTTACCACTTAAATTATTTAAGTCTGATACGTCAACACTTGGATTTAGTTTAATAACTGCTTGTAGACCAACATATAAATGTAATGTAGTATCTAATTCAGCTACAGTTTGAGAAACCATACCACTAGTTACTTTCATTCTATTTTTATCAGCTTGCATAATATCGCCAGGGCCAAGCGCATCAATGTCATAAGCTAATTCTTTAATCTCTACACCGTTAACTTTAATCGGTGAACTTAATTTCAAAATTTCTTTTCCCATTTTATTTCTCCTTTATTTAAAAAGGGCAAGGAAAAACCCTTGCCCCCATAACCTACACTATAATAAGTTTTGGATTCCTTTAGCGTAATCTTTGCCGTTGATTTTTAATTGACCTTTTAACTTGTCAACTAAAATATATTCGTTGCCATCAACGTATTGTTGGAAACGAGTTACAGCAATAGAAATAGCGCCTTCATAGTTTTCACCAGGTGCAATGTCGCCACCAGGGAAAACAGTCTTAGGAATACCAGTGATAAACGCTTTGCAACCTTCAAATTCTTGTGTTCCATCTGTTTTAACTTTAGTTTGAACCCATCTGAACTCAAACTTGCGTTTTTCAGGAACTAAAAGTCTGATAAAGCCTTTATCAATACCAACTTTATTAATAGTTGCTTCCATTGCTTCAAGTAAAGGTAATGGAAGTTCAATATCACCCATTGCGCTAAAAGTTTGTGTTTTTGGTGTAATCTCAGGTAAAGAAATAGTTACATCTTCAGCCACAAGAACACCGTCAGCGTAAGCTGTTACACCTACGATTGTGCCTTTTTTAACTAAGCTTGCCATGTTCTATTCCTCCTCTACCAAACTAGCTAAACCTTTATCGGTATAGTAAACTGTACCTGTTAGAGATTTTGCTCTAGGTGTTACTGTTACTGGTAATTCGAATTTGAAATCACCATTAATCATATCGCTTGTGCTGTTTTCACTAGGTAAAAATTCGATTTTAGAACCTGGTAATAAAGCACCCACTGCAATAAATCCGTCAAGTATTTCTTGTTCTTCGTTTATAATGCTGTCTTTAAGCTGTAGATTAAATGGTTTATCAATCTTGCTTGCTTGCCTACGTTGGAATCCGTTCATACAATGGAAAAGCATTCTCATATAGTGAGCATCAGTTGCTCTTACGTCAATGTCTTTACCAAATTTGTATTTAGCAGTATGACCACCCCAAAGAACCCATTTACCGCCCCAGTAAACAGATGTTGAAATACCGTAAGCGTTAAGCTCTGCTGAAGCTGTTACTTGGTCAAATCCTTGGTTTTTAGAACCTTCACCGAAGTATTGTCTTGTTACTGGGATTTCTTTGTTTGAGCAAGATTCAAAAGGAATAGAATCATTCTCTTGGTCTGCTCTCATATACTCAACAATAGCAAGAGTTGATTTATGATAAATTCTGTCTGTTGCATCATCGTAAGACATAGGCCAAAAGATTTCTGAACGTTCTGAATCATAGCCGTTTGAATCTCTCCAGTTTCTAGCTTTAACAAAAGTATCAACAGCATTTTCACCGTCTTTAACAGGGATATCGGCTACAAAGAAACATTGCCAATGACCGTTAATTCCATTACAGAATGTTGCCATAGCATTGTAAACTTTTTTATTTGTGTTGAACTTCAAACAAGACATTAAGTTTGTAACTTGATTTTCTTTAGTGTAAAGCAAGTTTACAACCTTCATACCTGAATTAATACCGTCAACTTCAGCGCCGATGATATCATCTTCAGTAACTGCTGTAGGGTCAACTTCAAAGTATGAACCTGATAATTGACCGTCAAGTTGAGTTGCACCAATAGAAGTTAAGATTACTTTTCCACTTGTGAAGTTGTAAGATACTGTGAAATCAACGTCTTGAACTTTTTCTTCAAGAGTGATTGTGTCAAGTATTGCAGTATCACTAACAAATTCAGCAACACCGTTTGTAAACGAAACTTCAAATTGAGTTGCTTCAGCTTTTTTATGCTTATCAGGGTCTAACACGTTGATAACATAAATAGGACCAATGTTGCCTTGTTTGTTGTCAAAATGAGCGCCGATAGATTCGCATAAGTCGAAATTATTCCAATCTTTTGAGTATCCAACTGTCTTTTGAGCGTTCAAAAAGTTTGAAAGTTTGACTGGAGTGTTAATAATTTCATTTTCTGCATAGTTTTTAATTAAGTTTACAGGCGCTAAACCAATATAAACTGGGACCGTTCCTGCTTGGATTGCACTTTGCGCAACGGAATCGCCCAGCAAGGCAAAAGCGCCGTGTTGGTAACTATTAGCCATTTTGTTTATTTCCTCCGTTATAATAGTTCTCTGATTTGTGCTTTAGATGATTGTATTCCGTATTCAACCGAAAAGCTCATCCAAGCAAAATAGTATGGATAAAAATTAGGAATCTGTCCTTGGTCTGAAATAGGACCGTATTTAATACCGTTCTCTTTGACAATTCGTAAATCGTCAATAAGCTCGGTATCTCTTATTTTCCTCATTGTGTAATCAACAAAGTTCCATACATCTCTCCAACCTTCAACGTTAGTGTCGAATACTCGGTCGATGCCGTAATCGTAATGATTACCTGGATTAAATGTGGCAAACTGCAAGCGGAGATTTAAAACCCCGCTCGCTTCTGCCATACTTTCACTGCCGTCCTCTAATTGAATACAAATTGAAGGAACTCTGTTTGCTTCTCCGATAAGTTCTTTAGGTGGAACATACATAATAAACACGTTAGGATTAACCAGTTCATAAGTATATGTAACATCTACGTTCTCATCGTCAGCCTGTTTGAACTTAAATTGAGGACATATTTCAGTTTCTAGCCAAGTTTTTAGTTTATCTAATTGTCTAACTACTGCCATATATTTACCCCTCCACCTTAGTAAACATTCTGAGAAAGCACTATTTCAGCCATTCCGAAATTAACTTTCCAATCTTCAACTTTGTATATCTTATGGTCAACATTAAGAACTCCGCTTTTTTTCTTTTCAGGTAAGTCATTGACATTCGCAAAAAGAAGTAAAGTGCCTTCATCTATTCCGATTTCAGCACTTCCTTGTCTTGTTTTCAAAGCTTCATCATCCAATACACATAGGATTTCTTTACCTTCAACAAGATGCAATTCTGCAAAGTCCTCAAAGCCTAAGAATACATTATTTATATCGTTAGTAATTTCGTCTTTTAAGGTCATTATTCTACCACTCCGTCCACTTCATCAAAAGAAGGTGCGTCATTTGATTCATCGTCATTTGATTCATCGTCATTTGATTCATCATCGTTTGATTCATCGTCTCCATCGCCTTCGTTTGCTTCTGCTTCAGCTTCTTTAATTTTCTTAGCGATTGTTTCAGCTTTCCAAGAAGCTGGATTACCAGCTAAACCAAGCTCTTTATATCTTGCAATAAGAGCTTCTTTGTCTAGTCCATCGCCTTCGTTTGCTTCTGCTTTAACATATTCAGCAACACCTAATTTAACTAGCCTTGCTTCTTCTGCTTTGTCGCAAGAAAAAGGCGCATCTTTTGAACATTTAGGAATGATTGAATTTCCGTTTTTATATCCATAATAACCTTTGATTATTTTAATCATTGTTTTTACTCCTTTTAATTTTTACCGATTAAAGAACTGTTGCTTTGATGAAAGCATTCTTGTGTTTTGGTTGTACAAGAGGAGCTGTTCTTAAAGCGATTTCTCTAACTTGGTCTTTAACACCATATAAAGGAACACGTTTTTCAGTGTAAGTTGTGAAGTCGATTTCACCATAGTTAATTTGTGAAATTGAACCATAGTTAGTTACACCACAACCAGGAGCTGTAACGATAATATCTTTAGGATTGATGTATGGTGTATCTGTACCATCTTCAGCTTCAAAAGTTGCATCGTATTGGATGAAGTTCATCTTACGTCCTTTGCAATTAATAACACCTAAGAAAGTTGCTTCAGGGAAGTTTTCTGTAGGGTCAACAGAACCGATATTGTAGTTTCTGTTATCAAGAAGCTTTTGGATTTTTTCGTTATTCAAGAAAGCATCTGCTGCTTCAGAACCAAGAATAACATCAGTAGCTGGTAAACCTCTTTTAGTTAATATTTTTGCAATAGCTGCAACTTCACCAACGATATCAGCATCAGCTGTATTCCATTTAGCTGAAGAAGTATAAACAGCTTCGTTTACACCGTTGAAGTATTCAATCTTTTTAGTTTCAACCAATTTGTTATCGTCACCATAATGGTTCATTGTTAAAGCGTTTTCTTGAAGAACTTGAGCGCACATTTGCTCATGACGTCTAACAATCATTTCATCCATTTCAGTTAAATCATCAGCTGTGATTTTAACTGCTCTTTCAGCTGGTGTTAATTCACCATATAAAGCTTCACCGAAACCTTTTTCTGTTAGGTTGTCGATTGTTAAAGCTCTTTTTGGAGCGATGAAAGCTGGTTTATAAGCGTTAGCTTCGTAACCATTACGTCTTACAACTTTACCACCGATTTCAGGAGATACAAAAGGAGCAAGTTTTTGGTTACCGTCTTTGTATTCAACTAAAACTTGTGCTGTTTTAAATACTGTTCCATCAGGGAAGTATCTTGATTGTAAGAAAGTGTTAGGTGCTTTTTGTTCTTTGTATGCAGCTAACAAAACTGCTGTATCTGTGTAATTTAATGCCATTTGTAATCCTCCTATAGTGATTCAGATAAAATGATGTTACGTGTTCTAAAATCGTCTTTGTCTTTAGCTGTCATAGTGTAGTCAGCTTTTACGATAAGAGCATCTGCATTGAAATGTCCTTCTCTGTAAGCTACTGCTACAGCTTCAGCTGTTGCATCAACGTCTTTTGCTAAAATGTAAGAAGCTGTTGCATCTGCTGTTCCTAAGATTACAGCTTTACCAGCTGCATTAACTGCTAGAGCTGTTCCTCTTTTTAATTTGCCTTGTCCAGCTGCTACTGTTACATGACAAGCGTTTGTTTCGTGTGCTGAATTGATTAGATTATCAGGTGTTACTTCAGCAACTAATTTGTTTAATTGTTCAGCCATTATTTACCCTCCTTAGCCTTGTTCAATTTTGCGTACATTGCTTTTACTGCGTTTACTGCTTGTGATTCTGTTAGATTTTCATCGTCAACGATTTCAGCACATTGTACTGATTCAACTTCGTTAACTTTGCTTGCTTCTGAATCTGCTTTTAAATCTTCAAGAGCTTCATTTGCTTTTTGCGCTTCTCTTTGTTGCATTCTCAAAGCAAGTTCTTTAGCATCGCAAATATTTGTGAACTTAGCTTCTTGAACTAGGTCCGCATCAATAGTGTTTGCGATAGCTTCAATCTCTTGGATTCTTTGTCTTTCAGCTTCGATAGCTGAATTAACAACCTCTTGGTTGTCAACTTCTACAACTTCTTCTTTTGGTTCTTCTTCGCCTTCAGCTTCTTTAACTTCGTCTACTTTTTCTTCTTCAACGATTTCTTCGGCTGCTGGTTCTTCTTTAACCTCCTCTTTGATTTCCACTTCTTCTTTAACTTCTTCAACAACTTCTTCTTCAGCTTCGTTCTTGAAGATTGTAGAAATAGCGTTAATCAATTTGTCTTTAAGACTTTCTTTTGACATGCCGTTTCCTCCTAGGTTTGTCTTATTTATAAATTCTTCAGGGATATTTAACCCGCTGACGTCATACTCAACCCCGTTAACTTTCAAGATGTTTTTATTCACTAATTCAACTGGTTTGTTTTCTTCGTCTGATTCAAGCAGAACATCGGCAAAGCCATAAGCAACTGCTTCAGCTCCATCCATCCAAGTTTCTTTTTTCATTAGATTAAGACATTGAGCTTTACTCATACCTGATTTGTTAGCGTACATTGCAGCCGATGAATTGTTATAAGCTGAATTGCCGTTCTCAATCTTTTTAAGTTCATCGTTTCCGTAATAGCCAAACATAAAGCTTTTAACTTCGTGGCACATAAGGATTGAACCTGGATAAACTTGAACCTCATCAGCTGCCATTGCAATAGTAAAAGCAGCACTACAAGCCACGGCATCAATAACACAAGTTATCTTTTTGCCTGTAGCTTTTAGAAGGTTATGTATCGCAATACCCACCGTTGCATCGCCACCATAAGAATTAAGGTGAAGTTCAATAGAGTTACAGTGTTGGACTTTGTTTAAAGATTCTTTAAACTCCTTCATTGTTATGAATTGCCCCTCTAAAGGTTCACCCGTCCACATATCAACAGGTTGAGTTTCGCATACATCACCCCATAGTTCGATTTTTCCCACATTGTTATTAAGCAAAGCGGAATTCATTCGTTTTTCTATTTGTCTATGTTTCACTGTTTCCCTCCTGCGCTTCTTGGCTAGGTACTTGAACTGGTGCTTCAGGGATAGTAATCTCTTTTAGCTTTTCATTTTCTAGCTTTAAAGCGTTTATGTTTTTGTCGTATTCTGAACCGTTAAGTCTGATAGCTGAATCTGCCCTTGTACTGAATCCGTTCTTACACATCATTTCTTCTGCTTGGATTTCCTTAGTAGGGTCAAGCATACCTTGTGAAGGTCCTCTAAATTCAGCGCCTAGCCAAGCCATACGCTTAATCGGGTCATCAAAAAAGCCAGGAGCTTTTAACCTTCCCCTAGCTACTGCTTCATGTATAAAGACTTCATAAATTGGCCTACACCAGTCAGCGACAAACCATTCACGGCGCATTTTAACCGACTTCCAAAATTCAAGAAGTGCAGCTCTTGAAGCTGAATAACTTGAATTGAATTGTTTTA